GTGCATTTACTAACTGCCTGCTGATATTCCGATTACGATTAGAAGTAGCATTATTCAGATTCCAATAGAAAGTACCTGCATTAGCACTGTTATTCCATTTACTGCCTAATTTAGTAACCTTTTTTCATGGTTTCTATTTTTGCTCTTGTGTTTAATCGGGTTTGTAAACAACAATACTCCCTGAACTACCCAATATATTTCAGTGCTTACGCTGCCTTTTTGGAAGGTACATACACCAACCGCCCGCCGATATCCCGATAACGATAAGAAGCAGCATCATCCAGAATCCAATAGAAAGCACCCGCACTAGCACCGTAATACCACTTACCGCCCAATAGAGCAACCCGCCAGCCGGGATTAGCGTTCCAATAGTAATCACCAACGGGAAGGCTGCTGTTGCCGTTCTTTTCGGCGGGAATGAACAGCCAATCGAATTCTTCCGACCAACCGAAAGCGGAAACATAACCGCCACCGTAGCACGGGTGAATTCCAGTGTTCTTATAAGGGCTTGCGGAAGAATCATCAGCAAAGCCATGATCCGCAACGAACAGCGTTCCGAAATCACCTTCTGCGAAAGTGGAAGGGTTCTGTTCGTTCATGCCGTCAACCCACCACCAAATGTTTCCCCAAAAGTTTTCTTCACCTCGATAGGAAACAATCTGAATACCGTTTGCATTAGTGACTGCGCCGGAAGCGTTACCCAAAGAAACGGTTGCACCGCTGTTTTCCGTCATGGAAGTTGTACCATCATCGGTTTTGCTTACTGCACCGTTGCCAATCACCGATTGAACATTGAAGGTTGCATATTCAACCAGCATAAGAAGCTGGGAAGCTGCTGTCGTAGCTGCATAGCCCTGTTCCCAACCTAAACCACGCTTCTGTGCCAGCTTTCGGGTATTGGGACGGGTAAGGTTCTGATTTAAGCCGGAAGCGGGTTTTGCGTTTGCGATACTGCAAAGCATATCATTTGCGAAATCTGCCACCTGTGCATCATCCAAAATGTAAGCACTTGCGGAAGCATCCCAAAGCGAACCTTCAAAGGCTGCAAGGTAAATCTTTTCATTCTCGTTGCCGTTCTCAATGAACGCCGGGTGAAGTTTGAACCCTGCTTTGGGTGTTGCGGAAACATAGTAACGGGCTTTGCGGATTTTAGAACCTAAAGCGTTATGTTCCACAAGCAGCGGAACAACCTTGTAATAAAATTTCGGCTGTTCAACCATTGTCTGAACAATCGTTCCCGCCGCATAAGTACCAGCGTTTTCACCCTCTGCAATAGTGATTGCCTGTGTCAGCTTGCCCGTGGTGGTAAATCCGGCTTCACCGTAATAGGCTACAACCTTACCGTCATTTGTCAGGTTGCAACGCTTTCTGCCGCCGAAAGGTGCAATGTTATCAAAACCAGCACCAGCGGAACGGTTCACCGCACCCGCAAGACGGGTGAACTTCTTGTTCACGAAGTCAACTTCCACGCCGTAAATATCGGAAGCAGTATAACCGACATAGGCTTCAAGGTCTGCAATTTCCTTCTGCAATTCCTGAATATCACCGATAGTTGCAACGGCGGCTGCATCCACTTCAAGGGAAACATTGTCCGCATTGCCTACCGTGGTGACAAGCTGCACATAAGCACCCGAAACGGTAACACCATTGTAAGGGGGCATATAGCAGTTCCCGGAATTTTCGATTGTCACGGCGTACAGGATTTCACCCGCATCGGGATCAATCGCATACAGTCCAAGGGTACGCATATAATACCCGGCTGTCAGGTCATTGTTCGTGAACGCCGTTTCAACCTTGATTGCAACCTCGTTTGTGCGGGTTACTTTGGAAATAAGGCTTGTCTGCTTGATATTAGAAAGGGAAGTCAGGGCTTCAAGCTGCGCCAGCGTGTAGGTGGTACTGGAAGCGCAAATCTTTGTGAAGTCAATGTTACCCTTTCCGGCAATCATCTTTGCAATCAAAGCCTGTCCTTTGTTGGTGATAACCAACTTTGAAAATTCTGCCATAGTGTTTCAATCCTTTCTTTTACTGATTTGTTCCAATGAATTCAGACACAACCACACCTGAACCAGCGTTGTTTTCGCCGTTTATGTTGAACTGTTCATTGAAATCATTGGTGATAACCACGGTTGCGGTATTGACTGCCCCGCCACCATGAACCGCCGCACCATTTACAGCAATGTTTTCTTTGCTGTCATTGGTAATGAAATAGTGGGCTTCTTCCACCATGCCACCACCAAACGCCGCCTTGCTATTGACCGTGTAGCTTTCCCGGAAATCGTTGGTGATAAAGAAATCCTGCACAAAGCAAATTCCACCACTGAACAGGGCAAAACCGCTTGCCTTGCACGGAATTTCATTCCGGGAAATAACAATCATGTTGCACGGGATCATGCTTTCAATGATATAGTCCAGTTCGTCCACCTGTCCGAACATTTCAAGGTCAACAATGATTGTAATGGTGTAGTTGTCATATTCCTTGATGATTGTGAAATCGTTATCACCGCAAAGGGCTTCCAATTTCGCAATCAGGGCTTTCAAGGTGTACGGAATTGTATTGAACCACCGTGCAAATACTCTTGAACGGCGGCTTTCAAGGGTATCTTCCTTTGAAGGAAGAATGTTCAAGATTTTTTCAAACCTTGAAATTCCGTATTCGTCAGCCGTTTCAATGAATTCATTTTGCAAAACCCGGTCAGCAGCTTTCCAAACAAGCACAAATTCCGGGTTTTCTGCATCCAGCGTAACGGCAATTTCCTTGAATTCTGCCATGAATGGGGGTAAGTAGGAAAGAAGGTCAACTTCTCTTGCAACTCTTATCATGCGCTTGCACCCCCAAACACGGGAACTTCATATTTCCCCAATGTCAGGTTGTCAGTAGAACCGTTGATTTTGGTGTTTTCAATATCCACAATGCCCTTGATTGAAAGAAGCCTTGTTTCAATTTGGCTGATACGAACCACCAAATAAGCGGTGTCAGCCCACCCCTTACGCAATTCTAAAAGATAGTCCTGAACGGCTGTATCAATCGAATTCTGCAAATTCGACCAACTGTAACCTGTATCAAAGGTGATTTTGGTTTTCAGGGTAACGGTGACTTCCTTTGCACTCTTGACCGATACCACATGACCGATAGGGGCAAGCCCATAACCTTCACCCGCATTTTCGGCGGGGTCAATGGTGTTCTGCACGGTCTGAATCAGGGTATCAGAAGCAACGCCATAATCAGAATTCAGGATTGTAAGCAGCACCGTTCCCCCGGTTGTCAGCTTCTTTTCTGCTGCCGCCATATAGACATTTGAAAGCCAAAGGGCAACTTCCTGATCCAGCGTTCCAATGATACCTTCATACCATGTTTTCACCTTTGCCGTTGGTATCATGTCAGCGGGGCGAATGTCACCATTCCAAACCCTTGTTACTTTGGTGCTTCCAACACCCGGAATAGCGTTCGTTTTTTCAAGATAATCCTGAACATTGCCGCCGAACGCCTTTTCATTGAAGGAATCGAAATAACGCTTTCGCAAATCTTCCGTATCTTCTTCATCCTCACCCGGAATCAGAACGCCCGTAAGTTCCGCTGTTTCCAACCCTTCAATATATTCAATCGGGATCATTGTTCCCAACTGCTGATTTCCGACAATGCCGGGGGTTTCACACTGTACCTGATATTCACCATCAGCGATTTTTTCAAGCACAATGAAATTCAATGAACTAATATTGAACCGCTGTCCTGTAACATCAATGTTTTTCGGTGTGAATTCGCCTTTCAGAATTGCCTTTGTTGCTTCATACGGGGTGATACCTCGTTCCTTGCAACGCCTGATAAGAAATTCCCTTGAAGCACTATCGCCGTAGGCTTCCGCAATCAGGGTGTTCAGCTCCACATACAGAAGTTGAAGTTCAATCGCTGTTGGGGAATGGGTGTCAAAAATAACCGAACCTTCCCGCTTGTCGAACTTGTCAGATACCCTTGCAAGCATTCGTTCAAGAATTTCTTCATAGGTCACATCATACATTAAAAATTCACCACCTTTTCAGCGGCTACATCACCGAAAATTGTATGTGCGGTGAATGTAACCAAAACTTCACCCTTTTTTGAAGTGTCGAATTCAAAGTTATCAACGCTTTCAATTCGTTCATCCCATGTAAGGGCTTCTGTGATACGGCGTTCCAATTCCGGGCAAACATAGGAAACGGGTTCGCCGTACAGGTCAATCAGTTCAATCCCATAGTTCCAAGAATACATAACATATTGGTATCGTTCCGTGGAAAGGATTTTGAAAATAGCCTGTTTCATCGCTTCCTGTCCGTCCGTATATCCACGGATCAGGTTGCTTTCCAACTCCATTTTATAGGTGTTGGTTGGCTGTGTTTCAATTTCAAAGTCCTGTTCAAGAAATCCTGTAACAGAAGGAATCATTTATACCCACTCTCCTTCCGTTTTCGGGATTGGCTTGATACGGTCAATCACAATATATTTTTGCCCGCCCTGTTCCCGGATAAGGACAACAGCATCGCCGTTCTGCAAAGCATTGTGAACCGTGATTTTCTTCTTGCCCTTATATTGGTGTCTATGGGAAGTAGCGGTTGCCGTGCCGCCACTTGTTACGGGGTGGGTGTGTTTCGTTTCCGCTACCGTCCAATGACTAACGGAAATATCCATTTCGTAATCAATCACATTTCGGGTAAGAACAAGCTGCCCTTCACCCAAAGTAAGTTTCTGATCCACAAGGATTTTCAGCGGGGAAGTGCCTGTCACCTTGCCGTAACAAACTTGAACAGGCTTTGTTGCTTCAACAGCTTCCACCGCTGCTTTTTTCAAAGTTTTCAAAAGTTCAACTGCATCAGGCAACAAATTCACCCCCTCTAAGTGTTAAATCCATGAAGTGTTGATCCAGTTTGAAGGTGTGCTTCACTTTCTCAACCAACATGAAATTTTTCAAATTCATATCGCCCAAAGCAAGATTGATAACAACCATGCTTCCGGCTCTAACCCGTGTATCACCCAAAGCATTCACAATTTTCAGGTTACGGGTTTTCTTGTTGTAAAGCTGCAACAGGGCATCCGCTTTTGCCTGTCCGTTCTCACCTTTGGAAAGGGTATCGAAATACTGCAAAACGCCCCATTCGTTTATATGGCTTCCGTCCTGTGCGATATAAACTTCACGCTTTCCCGTGCTTTCATTGTCATAGGTCAGCTTGATTTTGTTGTATGTGTCGCTGTCAATGCTGGAAGTGTATTCAAAATTTTCCCCGGTTTCTTCATCAATCATCAGGTATGCCCCCGGTTCGCCAACATACATTGAACCAAGGTTCTTCAATGTCAGCTTGCCGAAATCGTCATACAGGACAAACATTTCTTTGGTGTTCTGCAAAGTCAGGTCAAGGGCGTTTTCAATCATATCAAACAGGGAAGTGTTATCTTCCACCCGTGAAGCGATTTTGAACCCGGTATCTTCCAGCGTACCAACATTCAAAGAAAAGTCCGCTGCCACCATCTGAATGAATTCGGAAGCGGTCTTGTTCTCATAAACATAGGTGTCTTTGTTTTGAAGGTATCGCAACTGATCGTAAGCGGTGACAGTGATAATTTGGTCTTTATCCCGCTTCTTACTGAATACGAACCCGAAAAAAACGGGCTTACCGTCCACCTTTAGGCGAACGGCTGCACCCTCTTGAAAATTGATTATGCTGTCTTTTACGATTTTGAAGGTTAGCTTGCCGGGTGTGCTTCTTCTTTCCGTACTCCATTCAATTCCTTCTTCCGTGATTGGCAAATACGCCTTTTCGCCGGAAGGGTCAGCAATTAAAAGTTCTACATCCAAATCAGCACCCCCTTAATCAAATGTTCCTTCATCCACCCAACCATAGACATTTGAACTTGAATCCGTGTGTATCAAGTGCCACGGGTGGGCTTTGCCTGAACCGTTCGCAATGGTAATTCTTGCTTTTCCGGCTCTTGCTGAATAACCTTTCGCCCCCGGATAAGAACTGTAATAGTGTGTTCCACCGTGGAAATTCACAATGTCACCCACCTTATAGCTTTTACTTTCCGGCTTTGATTCTGTTGACCTTGTGGGCTGCACAACGGCTTTCGGTTTGGAAGCGGCGATTTTGATATTCACCGTTTTTGTACTGTATTCCCGGTACTGCTTCAACTTGATTTTCACAATCAAATCAAAACCTTCCTTTGCCTGTTCCGTGATTTTGTAATCTTCCATTGATACCTTCAAATTCGTTGCAAAAAGAATTCCACCGCTGGGCTTCATTCTTGAAACAATAAACTGGAAGGGCTTCTTACTCGTTTTCAAATTTTCAAAATAAGAAAGGAAGAAAGAAGCCCCTAAAAATCCAGCTTTATATTTTGCAAACGGATATTTGGTTTGTGGAATCCTGCATTCAAATTCAACATCCGTCAATTCAGCCTTTTTCAGAATGTTAATCTGCCCTTCATCAATCAGGGTAAGGGTTGAATTGGCATTGTTGATTTTCACGGTCAACTTGTCGGGGGTGATTGGTAACAAGCACAATCCAAGATAAAAGTCATATCCGTTTTTACTCATTATTCATGCACCCCTTCCGTGATAATATCAACCGCTTCATTCACCGCATCGGTCAGCCCGGAAACAACACCGTCCAAGTCCATAGAACCCGAAACATTGTTGTTATTGGTCTGTTCAATGGTGATTTCAGCCGTTGTAAATCTGTTGATTGCTTCCTGTTCAGCAATATCACGAAGATATTTCAAATCTTCTTCCGTAATGTCCAACGAATCCTTGATAGAACCCGTGTTGTCGGCAATATCGCCCACACCGTCACCGATAGAACCCGTGTAGTTGCTCAAATCGGCATAATCACTTGCGGAAGGAATGTTTGTGTTGAACAGGCTGGACGGGTCAAAGTTGGAAATGGTATCTTCAATACCTTCACCGAAGCTATACCCTGCATCCCACGCCCCGGAATATTCAAAGCGGTCAAGGTGATAATCAGAAGCGTTGACTTTCGCCATGACTTCCGTTCCCTTGCCAAAGGTGGAATCCACCCAACCACCAAGGGAATCACGCCACCCGGAAACAGCACCCGCAAGATTTGAACCGAAAATTGTATCAATCGCACTTGCTAAAGACTGCAACAGGGAAAGGATTGTATCAACCAAATCAAAGAACAACCGGGCGATTGCTCCCACGGGGTCATTGAACACATTTGCAAAGAAGTTCGCAAATGCCGCAATGAAGTTCCAAAGCACAACGAAAATATCAATCACAAAGTTAATCAGGGTAACGAACAGGTTTCCAATGAACGCACCCGCTACCGCAAACACTCCGCAAATGATACCAGTTGCGGAAACAGAAGTTCCCGCAAATTTGTTTACTGCTGCAACTGCCGCATAGAACAGGGCAATCAGGGCGATTATAAGAACGATGATCCACACGATAGGGCAAGCATACAGGGCGGCATTCAAACCGTTCTGTGCTGCAATTTCCGCTGCTGTGGCTGCGGTCAATGCTCCTGTTGCTGCTGCATGAATCATCTGTGCAACTGCCATTGCAACATGAATTCCCTTGCTGATAGCATTTATCATGTTCACCGCAAGCTGCCAACCGTAATATACAGCAAGGGCGGCGGCTACACCGTAAATAATAGGGGATAGCCACGACCAATTATCAGCAACAGTACCCGCAACGCTTACCAGCAAATCAAAGATTTCAAGGGCAATACCCGCCACAACAGAAAGCCCCTCAATGGCGTTATTCACAAACTGCTGGAAAGCATCACTGTTTGCAATTTCGTTCAATCTGTTCAAAACAGGCTGAAACGCCATCAAAGCGGTGTTCTGAAACGAAGTCCAAATCTGCGAAAATGTTTTCGGCATACTCGCAAATTTTTCATTAGTTTCATCAGCCGCCGCAAACATAGCCGCTTTCACAATGTCAGCCGTGATTGCACCGTCCGCCGCCATATCTTTCAACTGACCTTTGGGAACTTCCATATAATCAGCGATAGCCTGAATGATATTCGGGGCTTGCTCCAAAATGGAATTGTATTCCTCACCACGAAGAACACCCGAACCCATAGCCTGTGTAAGTTGCAACATAGCGGCATCAATGCCCGCCGCTTCCGTTCCGGCAATGGTGAACTGCTTGTTGACCTGTTCCATAAACGCAACGATTTCTTCCGAACCGCCGAAAGCATCGCCCGCCATAAGTCCAAGTTTGGAAACAGCGTCAGCCGTTGCCTGATAAGAACCCCTTGCCCGTTCAGCGGACAAATAAATCATGTTCTGCAAGTCCTGTGTGGTCTGCAATCCATCATTCATCAGGTTCAAACGGGCGGTTGTTGAAGTCAGCGTGTCGGACAGGTCAAGGACTTTCCCCACGGTCTGAACCGTGGCATAAGCTGCAACAGCACCCTTAATTGCATTCATCAGGTTATCGGCGTTCACAACACCTTCATTGATTTCCTGATTGAAACGCCCTTGCTCGTCCACATTGTCACGGATATAGCTTTCAGTGTTGCCGATTGTCTGCGACAACCGCAAATAGGCTTCATTTGCCGCCTGAACATCCATATCAGTAACAGCACGGTTCAAATTCTCCTGTTCCTGAACCGCCTGATCCAACTGCCCCCTTAACCGTTCCAGTTCCGCATTTGCGGTTTCCGTTCCGATATTCAGGGGATTGTTTTCTATTTGCTGAATACGCTGCTGGATAGCCTGCAAGCGGCTTCCCATTCTTCCCATATCAGCAACAGCACTTGCCGGGAACAGGTTGGTTTGTGCTGCCGTGCTTGCAATGCGTTCCTGTGTGGTGTTCAAAGTGTTCAACATATTGTTTGCACTTTGAACTTCCTGCTGAAATCTATCTACACCCGTAGAAGTGAAAACTTCCAAACTGTCCGTTTTCCAAGTGACCGGGATTTCAACAGGCGGGATATTTTCAAAGGAATCCCGAACCATTCTTTCCGTTTCGCTGATATTCTGCGAAAGCTGCAAATAAGCGGCGTTGATTTGAGAAATGTCCGCACCCTGCATAGCTGCATTCAGATTGTCTTGCAGTTCTAAGGTTTGGGAAAGCCTTGCCCTTAACTGCTCCAAACTTGCATTTGCAGAATCAGAGCCGATATTCAGCGGGTTTTGTTCCACCTGTTCAATGGACTGCTGCAAAGCCTGAACCCTGTTTTCAACCGCTTCCACATCATACCGGGCTTGCGGGGAAAGAACTTCACTTTCTGCCGCTGTCTGTGTAATGCGGCTTTGGGCTGCATTCAAATCCTGCAACATGGAATTCACGCTTGCAACTTCCTGTTCAAAGCGTTCAACACCTGTATTCTTGAACACTTCCAACCCGTCATAAGACTGCCATTGTGTAGGTTGCGGGGTTGGAATGTTCACGGGTGCTGTACTTACGGGGGCGGTAGGTGTGGGAATCGTGGGTGCTTCTACACCCTGCATAGCTGCATCCAATTCCTGAACTGCAATCGTAGCCTGATTGATAGAATCCCGTGCGGCTTCAATGGAAGAAGTGTCAACCTGTGCATTCATGCTTTGGTGTAAATCTTCCATAGCGGAAAGCCCAAGATTTACGGAATTGATAACCTGATACAGAACACTTGTGAAATTGTCCTGTAATTCAATAGCGGTTCTGATTGTAGCCATGCGGATCACCTACCTTTCTTTTTAGATTTTCGCTTTGCTTCCTTTTCTTTTTCCTTGTCATTTTTGATTTTGACCTTTACCGCCGCCACAACAAAGGCTTTTTCCTGTTCATCCATAGCAAGGAAAACGGAAGGTAAAATGTGCAATTTCAGAAGGGCATAGTAAGCATAATTCGCTTCCCAATCCCCTTCTTCTATTAGTTTTTTGCTTCTTCAACCTTATCCTCAAAGGAAACATTGAAGCCCTGAAACTTCTGCACATAGGCGGCAAGTTCGTTATACTCACCCGGATCATCAACCATAGCAAGCAGAAGTTCCTCCGGGGTCTTTACGCCGTAGCTGTCCTGAAGGTCTGCATCGTACAGGTCAGGGGTAACAACGGAAGCCGCAATCATACGCTGAATGTAAAGGCTGGACTTCATCTTCTGACGGTACATACCCGGCTTGCCAGTAACGGGAATTTCAATGGTGCAACTCTCCCTGATTTCCTCGTTTTCTTTGGAAGTGATATGCTTGAATTCCCAATTAAGAGGGTTGCCCTGTTCATCACAAAGGGATTTGGTGACAGGGTGCATTTCGTTAGCCTTTACCTTCTTATTGGCTTTCATAAATTTGCTAAATTTAGACATTTTATATTCTTCCTTTCTTATTTATCAAGGGCAATATAAAACCCCTTATATGAGCCTATATAAAGCCCACATAAGGGGTTATTACCCGCCGTGTCAGTGATTAGTTAGTAAGAAAACCGTCCAAGTCCTTGAACGCTTCCGGCATCTTGAAGTCCTCAAAGGTGAAATCCATATCTTCATCAAGATATTCACCATCTGCATCAAACTTTGCAAGAATGCCGCCGTCAATGTTGCAGTCAATCAGGATCATGGTCTGTCTGCCAGCCCCGGAAGTAGGATCTTCATTGGAAATCTGAATTTCAAAATAAATATCCTCGCCCGTGTCCTTGTACTGAATCATCATCTGACGGAAGATAGAAGTGTTATAGTGGAAGGTTGCCGAACCCGTACCCTTCCAGCCGGAAGCCTTGTTACCCTTGCCAGTCTTGCCAAGAATGGGAACTTCCGTTTTCGTCTTTTCAAACTTTGCTTCCAAATTGATTGCCTGCATAAAGTTATAACGGCGTGTGCCGATAGTAACAAAGCATTCAGCCAAAGCCGCAAAGACGGTATCTTTCGCTTTCATAGTCACATTCTGAATCATGCCTTTTCACCCCTTTCCTTACGCAACGGTGACGGTCATATACAGTTTAGACATTGCATTCACAACGGTAACTGCATCCGTCACAACAACAGATTTCTTTGTGTTGCCCTGTTCCACAACAACATCAGAATCAGCGAAATCTTCAATCGCTCTGATTTCTTCAAGCTGTTCATGGTGCTGGACAATATCCGACCAAAGGGAAGTTCTGCCCGCCGCATCGTTGGGAACAACGCCCAAATATTTGGTGTTGAACAGAACCGCAATATCATTTGCAATCTGATCGATCACACGCACGGTCTGATTGTCCTTGAATACATCGCCCTGCGTGTCGGAAGTAGTAACCATAGTGTTAATATCTTCAAGCACACGCACATCAGAACCGACCTTGTGAAGCATGAACTCACCCGCATCAATCGCTTTCTGCAAGTCAGTCTGCGTATAGTCAGTATCAACGGTAAATTCGCCGTTATACTTCTTGTTCTGATTGGACTTGTTCACCTCGCAACCAGCGGAAACGCCAGTCACCCAATAAACAAGGGCTGCTTCACTCCAACCATCATCAAGAACCTTGTTCTTAACGCTGATTGTGCCGTAATAGTCAGCGGAAGCGTACTGATAAAGCACAAGCTGAAACTTGATACCCATTTCATCACGCAAACGCTTCACAAAGGAATTGAACAGCCCCCTTGTGGTATCGTCCGTAACCACAACGCCCATAGTGTTGTAGGTGTAGGATTCAATCTTATCAAGATACTTCTGATAAGCCGTGCCGTTCACCGTGCCGTTCGTACCGCCCGCAAGCGGGGTTGCTGCCGTAACCGCCAGCGTTGCGGAAGTCTTGAACTTCACGAAATCATTTGCGACAAGTTCAGCCGCCTTTTCAACGGTCTGTTCGTCCACAATGTCACCGTCAAGCACCGTTTTCACATCAAACATCTTTTCATTGTCAGCGTTCTTCTGAATAACGATTTTCACATCATTGCCACGAACGCCGGAATAAAGGGCTTCTGCGAAAGTATTGCTTGCCTTTGTACCCCCGGAAGTCAGCTTGTACGCATAAAGGGTTTTGGTGTTCTGAAACAGATCACGAAGCCCCTTCATCTTCTCATGGGTATAGCCGTAACCAAAAATTTTCAGGGTGTTCTTCTGAAAATCGCCGTTGGTTACTTCAAAAATTTCACCATCCACACCCCAATCAAGTTCAAGGGGCATCGTTGCGATACCTCTTTCAGAAAGGGTTGCAGAAGCGGAAGCTGCCGAAACAAAGTTGATATATGCACCCGGCAACTTTTTGTTCTGAACCACGAAAGTTCCACCGCCTAAAGCCATATTATTTCACCTGTCCTTTCATGTAGTTTTCAATCATTTCTTCCACGGCATTCACCGTGAAAGTGGCTGTGTCAGGGTATTTCATCAGAAGGGCGTTCACAATGTCCTTTCTGCCCTGAAAACGCTTTGCGGAAAGCAACTGTTCTTTTGAAAATTTACTTTCAACAACAGCCGCTTCACCGTCAGCGGGTTTTGCGCTTTTTCGTGCTGCCATTATTTCACCTATCCTTTCACGGAAACGCTTTCCGAAAGTTCTTCCATAGGAACGGCATCTTCCTTCTTGTAAACAAAGAAATCATAGTTCACAAAGAAGTTCAAAACTCCGTCCACCATTTCAGCATTCATTTTTGTTCCCCGTGCCAAATTCCCGGAAACGGTGATATATTCAAGACAATCAAACAGCCGTTCCGAAACGGCGTTGCATTCCTCTTTCTTGCGGTCTTTGTCAACCGGGAAATACTGAATGCACATTTGATTGGTCTTGAAATACCGCTTCCCAAGGAAAACACGGTTTGTCGGGTTGATACAGAACACAAAAAAACAAGGCTCTTTCAAACCTTGTTCAACGCTTTCTGTATATGTGGTGTAGTTATCACCAAATTCAGCATTTAAGGAAATGCTGATACCTTCAATTATAGAATTTATCATTTCATGCACTCCCCTAAAAACTTCTTGATTTTGCTTTCAAGCACTTTCGGGGCTATGTTCTGAATTTCCTGTTCCGAAATCGTAAGCATGAACCGACCTTGAACCCACCCTTGATGATTGGCTGTCCTGTGTCCGTATTCCACATAACTTGCATACTCAACAGGGTTGACAATCTCAATCACAACGGTATTTCCAAAGTGATTTATTTTCAGGGAATCAGCGTATGCTTTCGCATTGCCTTTTCCGCTGCCGCTTGCGGCTTCTTCATGGGTTGCGGAAGTCCAGCCCCGGCGAAGTGTACCGCCTTTTTTACCTGAACTTTTCGGGTACTGCCCGACAGGTGTTCGCTTGATAACTTTGGCAAGTAGGCGGGCGGCAAGTTCCTTTGCACAAGCATCAATGAACGCTTCAACATTGCCCTGCTGAATTTTGTTCAACTGCTTTTGAAGTTTTTTCAAATCTGCCGCCGTAAAACCGCCCATCTTACCCAATCAAGCCCACCCCTTAAACAGTTCAAGCGTGATTTCTTGATGACTGGAATAAACGGCGGGTTCACCACTTGCGGAATATTCGGCTTTTCTTCCGTCCTGTTCCACTATGATTTTTGAACCCCCATTTACCACGATTTCCGGCGATATGAATAACTTTGTACTTTGGGAAATTGCCGCCGCTGCATCTGTTTGAACAACGGCGTTCAACTTTTCAAAGGATAATTTGCAAGGCTGATTTTCAATCACGGTTACTTCTGATTTGCGGGTGATTTTGGTTACTTCATCCCGCATATCACGGCGTTCAACAATGGTGCAAACACCTTCATAGGTGCTTTCAATCGCTTTCCGTGCCGCTTTTCGGGCGGCTGCAACTGTTTTCACCATTTGATTTTCCTATAACAAGAAAACTGATCCCTGCCGTAAGTCAGAAGATAATTCAGGAAATTGTTCAATCGCTGTTCAGCGGTCAAACTTCCTTCCCCGGTTGCAAATACTGTGTTGGTGTCACCCGTCTGTATCTGCTTTACCGCAAAATCCAAATCAAGCCCTGCAATGCTATCCGGCGAAAAGGTTTTCTTTGCCGTTAAAAATTCACCTACCGCCATATCAACAGCGATATTCACCAATCCGTCAGGTATAGAAGATACATTGCAATCATTCTTGATAGTGTTTTCCACTTTCTGTATAGAAAAATTCAGGATGATTTCATCACCATCCTGAATTTCATATCCGAAAGACTGCAAGCGTTCCTTTACCATATCCAGCATTGGGAATCACCGCCTTACTTAACCACGGGAAATAATGCGGGCAATCGGAATTGCCTTGTGTGCAATACAATCCGTGCCGTTGCTTACCAGCGACCAGTTCTTTCCGTTTTCCAGTTCGGCATTAGTCGGGCTGTTGGTTGCCTGACTTGCTTTCAGGTAGGAAATACCAGCCACGGAAACGGCGTTACGCTTACGGGAAATAAGGGTATCTTCACCGCCACGGGTCTTTGCATCACGAACCATTTCGTAAGGCACTTTTGCGCCGACAGGCTCAAAGCCGATTGCACCTTCACCAAGAATATAGGTGGTGTAAAGGGAAACATCACCGCCCGTAGAACCCACATTCTTGACCTCAACAGGCATAGAATCATCAATCAGAACCAGTCTGCCGTTCCAAGTTGCCATACCAAGATCACGCTCAACGCCTTCTGCATCCGTGTATTTCAGGTATGCAATCAGCTTCATGTTTTCAAGGTTGGTTGCAACAGTGGAATGACAAATAACAAGGCTGAACTTCTGCTTGTTATCGCCGCAAGCCTGCTGAATTGCACTGTTCAGCGTGGTTGCACTTACCTTCATAGCGTCCGTAGTGACCGCATCCGTAGAAGGTGCGGAAATATCGTAAGTATGGGCAGAAACAAAGGCGGCGTTTGCGGTCTTTACATTGCCCGTACCAGTGGAAGCCATAGCGAAGATACCTTTCAGAATAGAAAGAATAGTATCCTGATCTCTGTCATTCCAATAGCGGTTAATCTGATTACGGACATTCGCCATAAAATCAACGCCGCCCGTCACATCATAGGAGAAATCCGCTTCCGTCCAACCCATCATTCGACCATAAGTGAAAACACCCTGTTCAAAGGTATCAGTCTTTTCCGGGGTAAGGTTGGAAACACCGTCATAGTTCTGTGCATCGCCGCCAATCAGCCCAAAATATGGAAGAACGGCGTAAACAGTACCCGTCTGACCGTTGTTGACAAAGGTTTCACGCAAACGCTGATCCGCAACGATTGCCCTACTCTCTTTCAGCTTATTCAGCTTCACATTCGGGATAGCAGACATATACTTCCCGAAAGCTCTTTCATTAAAACTTTTCGCATCAAATTTTGCCATCGTTATTCAATCCTTTCTTGAACTTTTTTGAATTTTGTTATTCAGCATCAGGGTTGTTTTCGATATAGTTCGCCAGTTCCTCATAGGTCATTTTGGACATATCGACTTTCGTTCCCGGCTTTACTCCACCGGAAGCACCCGGCTGAAATCCCTTGAAGGTCTGCTTGCCCTGCTGCTTTGCTTCAAACAGGTAAGAATCCGACTTCTGAACGGCGGTAAGCTGTTCATCCCACCCGGTCAGCTTGCCATCTTCACCAAGTTTGACTTTGGAAGTGTCAAGCAACGCCTTAACTGCCTTTGCGTTCTTTGCTCCGGCTGCGGTCAGGGCGGCATCAATGGCGTTATCCAGCTTCAACTGTGCCATTTCCGCATCGTGGGCTTTCTTCTGATCGGCGTTCTGCTGCTGCAAGGTTTCAATCTGCTTTTTCAGTTCGGCATTGTCACCGCTGGACTTCTTCAAATCCTCAAGCTGCTTATCTCTATCAGCAACAGACTGTTTCAGGGTCTTGTTTTCCTCGTTGACCTCATTAAAACGGGCTTTGGTAACAAAATTCCCGTCAAGGGAATCCATAACCTTCTTTGCCTGTTCCTCTGTCAGCCCCATTGCAATCAAATCTTCTTTTTTCATAGTTTTGTACCATCCTTTCATTTCCGTTGTTTACCGTGGGTGACGAACCACGCAATGAACCTTGTTCTTTACCGTCTGCAATACGAAAAAGACGATTTGCGGGGGTTACTGGATTTCGTGAACTGCTGCTTCAATCATGGCATCCAGCTTATCGGCATCAATCGTGATACCCTGCTTGTTCAGCCAGTCCAAAACATAGGCTTTCTTTTCCTCGCCACGGTCAGAACCCTTGTAAAGCTGTTCTGCTGCCGCAACAGCGATTTTCACCCAACCCATGATTTCCTTCTGCTGCTGAACGGTGGTGTTCTTCTTCACGCACGGAACGATTACGGTTGTAATCACCGCACCGAAAAGGACAAGTGCCGCCTGTGCAACGGTTGTCAAATCAATCATATCTGTTACCCCCTTTCTGAAAAATCGACCTCATATAATCAGCATATACCGTTGTTTTCAAGGTCTTTGATATAGCTGTTACCTGAAAAATGGCATGAAAAAAGCACCTTTGAAAATAAACTTTCAAAAGTGCTTATTTCTTCCGCTTTTCCTGTTCGTAATACTCACAATTTGCGGTGTTGTTGTAAACCTCATTCGGTTTATCACCGGGTTCAACCGGGGTGTATGGAAATACCAATTCACCGTTTGAATACTTCAACCGGGAAGCGGTACTTCTTCCGTAAATGTGGCACACGGCTTTTTGCCATCCACATTCTTCACCGCTTACGGTGGTTTTGTCACGGAAAACGCATCCCTTACACTGTGAATAGTGGTTCAAGGCGGTGTTGTCGGTAAGGACTTCATCCGCATAGCGTTCAGATAATGTTTTCTTTTCCATGTAACCACCTTCTTTCTGTTATCGTTGCGGGGTCTGTTCAATCACTTCAAGATCAATGTAAATCATGCCGGGTGTTTTTTCAACCTTTGTCACACGGAACTTTGTTCCCTGCTGCAATATGATTTCCGATTCTTGACCGAAAGAACCTTGCTTTGCAATACCATCCCAATTCTTACCCCCGCCATTTCCGAAAGCCGAAAACGGTTCAACATACATCATTTGTGTGCCGGAAGGGGCGTAAATATTCAGGATAATATCACCGCTGAACCCTTTGCCTTTGGCAACGCCACAAGAACAAAAGCCGTATTCAGTCGGTGTTGTATTCAAAAGCAACTGTTCCAATTCTGCCTGTGTTGCACTCTGCAAGCGATCCATAGGAACATTGAAGAATTTGTCCATACCCTTAAATCTACAACCACGCTGCAACCAAAAATCTTCCTTATATGTCGATTTGGAAATAATGTCGGTCATAGCGTTTATTTCTTTCCGCATCTGACCGGGCTTCCAACCCTGATAGGAAACGCCGATTTGGTCTAAATCCACATTTCCAACACCTAAGAACTTTTCGCTGCCGTATTCAATACCACGCAACGGTTCGTTGAATTTATGATAGCTTTGGGTGTAGTCATAAATTGCATTTTTCTGAATCGGTGGGGAAGTGCGCCAAACCTCACCGCAAGTATCACGCAAAACATCGTCCGCTTCTTTGGTTGTTTTTGCCCAAATAGCGGCATCCTTGCGTTCCTGCGAAAAGGCATCGTCCATCGAATCAATTATATCACCTTGTTCAAGTTTTTTCAAATCGGCTTGAACTTTGGTGATTTGGGTTTGAATTTGCTTCAACTCTTTCTGAATGTCAGCGTAGGCTTTGCCCTCTGTATCAAGTTCTTCCAACTGCTTGTATAAATCCTGATACTTCTGCATTAAATCGGGGTCAGTTTCAGTAATGAACTTCCCTTCATAATACTTCTTCTTACCCTCAATGTTCAGCCCCGCCCAATCAGCGGTTGTCACATCCTTGTTGTACCAAATGCCGGAATAGGTCTTGACCTCGAAATCATCAAGCTGTTGCTGAACGGCGGCTTTCTGTGCTTCAAGTTCCACTTGCTGTTTTGCAAGGGCTTTCTTCTGCTCTGCAATCAGCTTTTCATTCAACTTCTGCTGCCACTCTGCTTTTTGGACTTCAATGGCTTCCACCTGTGAATGAATGTCTTTCAGCTTTGCAAGGTCATCCCCATCCGTGAAATCTTCAAGGCTTCCAAAGTCCTTCAAGACTTCATCGAATGTCCAACCCCCGGAAACGCCCTTGAATTGGGTTTCCAAATCTTCAAGCTGAACATCTGCATCAGCAATTTTCGCTTGCAGCTTCTTCTTTGTCAGATATTCCTTCTTTGGTTTCGGCGGTTCAGGTTCTTCATGGTGGGTGTAGTGAAGGGCTGAACCATCGTCCAGCACATCAAACCCGGACTTGTCGCCGCCATCAACAAAGGTTTCCTTCCATTCCTGATAATTCATATCATCGGGAATATAGTAGGTTTTCCCGGTTTCTTCATCCCTTGCCGCCCGTTCACCAATGTCAAACTGTTCATCGAAATATGGAACGGTTGTTGAACGGCAATAAACATGAAACGGCGGGGCGGTCACTCCCGGCTGATAGTCCTTCATTGGAAAATGCTTCCCGTCAAGGCTTCTGCAAATATCGGAAGTGTGGGAATCCAGCGTTGCAACAATTTCATACTGTTCAACGCCCAAACTTTCAAAGCAATCCTTCTGTGCGGCTGAACTGAAATAGGCTTCTTCCGTCATTACAAGCCTTCCGGCGTTGTTTTTAGAAGTGTTCATCTTCTTTGCAAGGGAATCAATAGCCTTTTGCGGGTCAGCACCCAACATGATATTCCGGGAAAGTTCGTTGTGAACTTCCGAAATCAGCTTGTTCTTGTTTCCCCAAATTCTTTCAGAAAAATTGTACCCGTCAGCCGCCCACGGTTTAGCAAGCACCTTTTCAATCTGTGCCTGATCCAGTCCGGCAATATCCCAACCAACATTAAACCCATGTTGAAGTTCATACGCTGTGTGATAGTACCCGCTTTCAAAGGCATCCGACAAAGCCCCGTGCATAGTGCCGAACTGCTTTGCATACATAACTTCAAGGCTGTGCTGTGTCTGTACTTTCAGGGCTTCCAGCTTTGAAATGTGGTACTTTGCAGAAGCATTTTCAAGTTCTTTCATCCAACCACTGTTTAAGGCGTTGTCCTGTCCGTACTTGATATATTCCTGCACATCCCACTTAAATTCTTTCAGGTCTGCACCCTTCAAATACTGCCGTGCTTCCGCAAGGGAAATTCCGTTGTTGGTTGCAAAACGCTGATACCAGCGGGCAATCTGCCCTTCAAGTTGCTTTTGGGCTTCCTTATACTGCCGTTCAATATCAGCATAGGCTTTCACGCCCTTTTGGTTCTGCGCCTGTTCAAGCTGTTCAAACCGCAACTTCCAGTATTCAGCGTTATTCATTCACCGTACCCCCTTCATCATCAGGCGGGGCGTTGCCCTTCTGCTGCTGTGGTGCAAACGGGTTGAATTGCTGGGCTTCAAATTCTGCCTGCTGTTCCTCTTTCTGCTTTTTCAAGCGGTCAAGTTCAAGCTGCGGATCATCAACCCACGGGTGCATACCAACAATAGTTTCATCGGAAAGAATACCAACGGACTTCTGACAATTATCTATTGCTTCACTCTCGTTGATAAGAATATCCCGGTTGAAGATAATGTTGACTTCCTCACCGTCAAAGTTGCCCTGCCCGGTATTGGCAAGGTGGGCGTTCACAAACCAAAGGATTTCTTCAAAGGCTGCTTGCAGCTCTGTTTCCATGTCATTTGCATCCAAATCAATGTCTGAATACATGGATTGAATATTCATTTGGTTGGGGTTGCCGGAAAGCCTATCATCCTTTGCATCGTAACCCATGCCGTTCTCAATAATGGCTTTCTTGAAGATTTCAATGATAGCCTTATAGTTTTCAGCATTGACTTTGATTTCAAGGGTTTCAACGCCGCCTTTGGTTTCCCCGTCATAGCGAACCTTAACCGCACCGTATGTTGCAAGGTTCTTTCGGAATTCCCCTAAATTCGTTCCGTCATAATTCTTCAACACAAGAATGGTGTTTCGTGCGTCCTCTTGCATATTATTTTCAAAGTCGGACAGCATAACATTGATACCATCTTGAAGGGTTTTCACCTTCTTCAAAAGCGGGATTTCACATTCATTGTATTTCAGCGGAATCAGCGGAACTTTCGCCCAATTCAGGGGAAGGGTGTTCCCGTCCTCACCCGTGGTTGTTGTGTACGGGGAAGTGTTATCATCAACACCCTGCAAATCAGGAATAAGGGTTGAACCGTCCAAAATGAAACGGTGAACACCGTTCAAATCGTAGATTTCAACCTTTTCAATCAGCACGGGCGTTGTACCCTGATACCCAACCACCAAATATAAGCGGACAGCCGCTTCAAGAATGGTGTGTTCCGTGTCCTTCCAAAAGGGAAGCACTTCATAGCCGGGGAACATTCGGAAGGAAAATTCGCCCGTTTCGGTGTAATAAGGGTACAACCAGCAGATACCATTGTTCAGCATTGCCTTTCCTGCTGCTTTCAAGGTTTTCATAAAACGCTTATTGAACACTTTTTTCAAAAGTTCAACATACTGCTGATTTTCGCCCTCAATGGCAAAGGGTTGTCCTAAAAGGTAGTTTGCTTTTTGATTCACCAGCTTTGCATACTGATTATCAATCAGGCGGTTGTTGGGTAGGTTATCAACTTCTTCCAACTTGCCGCCCTCACCGATCATCATTCGCTTTCGGTGCAAAATATCGTGTTCATTGTCATAGTACAAATGCCCTTTGATTTGCATGATACGCTGCGGGCTGTTCTTCCACTTTTGGATTTCTCGTTCAAAGAACTGCTTATCGCTCATATCCGCACCCTGCAAAATCAGGTTCGATACTTTGACCGCCAATGTGTCAATCAGGCTCACCCTTTTCACCTTCTTTCTATCGCATAATAAAGACAAAAGCCCCGAAATACTATGATTTCAAGGCTTCTTGTTACTAATGTGTTATTTTTAGTCGAAACTGAACGCATCCGGCAACAGAATTTTGGAAACACCGTACCGCATGGAATCCATACCATGCGAAAATTCGTGATCCGGCTTATCCGTTGGTTTACCGTCTTTGTCCTTGCTCCAACAGTAGTTGTCAATTTCTTTTTTGAACTCTGTGCATCGTGGATGAACCACAATCTGATAGTTCTGTATAAGCTGAATGCCGTGGTTCACACTGTCCTTACCCTTCCGGGAAGGCTCTGCCTGAATACCTTCTTCCTGCAACTCCGCAATGGATTTCGGTTCAGCACTATCACAAATAATCTTCTGCCCGCCGTAACCCATAGCCTTAATTTGTTCAGCTATGATTTTGTTGGTTACGCCTGTTTTATACCATTCATCGAAAATGTAAATACGCTTTGCAGCGTTATCCACCATTTCACAAACAAAGGCGTTCGGGTCAGTAAAACCAAAGTCAAGGTTGAACGCTGATTTGATACCGCTGATTTTGCGAACCTCGTTTATATCGAAATCTTCACAAACAACATTGGTGTAAATCAGCCCTTCCGCAATGCCCCATTCACCATCACCTTCAATGCGGTAACGGCGGGGGTTGTTCTGCTTCATCTTCAAGAAAATGTTGCGGTCAGCTTCATCCAGCCATTCATTACATTGCCATGTGGTAGTTTTTACAAATACATCTTCATCAGGTGTATCAAAGAACCGGGCTTTCAGCCAGCTTGTAGCACTCCACGGGTTGAAGGTCAATGTAATCTGTTTGAAATACCCGTCAGGCACTTCACCACGGATTGACATATCAAGTTTGTTGAAATCATCTTCATTCGTGATTTCATAGGCTTCTTCAATCCATACGAAACAAAGAACGCCATAATCAACCGAAATTGAAGTGATTTTCAAGCCATCGTCCAACCCACGGAAAAGAATCTTCTGCCCGGTTGAACGGCGTATAATCTGCATCGGGGAAACGGTGCAATCAAAGTATCCATCCAGCCCCAAGCGGTGAATAGCCCATTTCAAATCTGAAAAAACTGAATCACGCAAGGTATTTGAATAACGGCGAACGCATAAGCCGTTGCTTTCCGGGTACTGAAACAAGCGGTGGATCATGTTCAACGCTGTTGTTTTGCTTTTCTTTGAACCACGGCTTCCCTTGCACACACGGTATCTTTTCCGGGTGTTCCAAAAATCAGCGTAGTTCCTGCCAACGGTTTCTTGCAATGATACCTTCACGCAATCACCGCCTTATTCTTTTAGGTCATTTACAATAACCACGGGTTCAAGGTCAATTCCAACATTATCTTTGAACATACCGTAACGCTTGCCGATCAGTTCAGCAGCTTTCAACCGTTCCTTTGCAGAAACATCAATATCAGTAATAGTCTGTACGCCATCACCGACAAGCTGCAAGGTCTGTTCCGTGTGTTCGCCACGCATTACGGAAGTAAGATATTCAAGAACTTCCTGTGCATCAGCCGTTCTTTTGCTATGCAGAAGTTCAAGCTGTTCATCAATGTAGGCTTTCAAGTCAGGTTTTGTCAAGTTTTCATTACCTATGCTTTTAGCCGTCTTTGGGGAATATCCTGCCCGAATTGCCGCCTGTGTAGCGTTGCAATCAATCAGGTATTCATCACAAAACTTTTTCTGCCTTGCGTTCATAAGCAGCAACCCCCTTTCAGTCAGGTTTACTTCAATGAAATCATCCTTCAAAAACACATAATCATGTGCATAAAAAGATTTTCCCGGTGGGTAGGAGTTCACCGACCTGTCTTTCATTCGGCTATGAGTACCCCACCGGGAAAACGAAAAAATCAGCAAGGAACTATGTTCCCGCTGATTTTTCACTTTATCATTATATCAGGGTTCGTCATTGGAATTCAATAGGTTTTCATGGGTAAGCTGGAATTCCTTCAACGCTGTACCGTGCAATTCAACAATGTATTGATATGTAAAATTCATTTCAACAGCAACGATTTCAAGCCGTTTGAATTCAACATAGTGTTTATACAGAATATCAATGTGTTTCGGGTTCTGCAAAGCCTGAATCTGATTGATGATTTCATGCTTTTCATCAACAAAGCGGTCAATCTCTGCATTGATTTCCTGTTCAAGTTCGATCATACGCAAAACAGGCTTCACAAACGGGGCATCCCCGGAAGGGCTGGATTGCACACGCTCTTTTGAATAATCAATGCCGCCGACACTTTGCGACATCAGGCGTAAATCACCTAATTCCTTGATTTTCTGATTTATCATCGTATCTAATCGCTGCAACTGCTGCAAATATTCTTTCGCTTTCATGGAAGCACCGCCTTTCTAACTTGAATGTGAAAGTGGAATGAAGAAAAAGTCTGTGTTCATGCGGGTTTACAAATAATCACCGGGTAATTCATTCAACTTCAACTTGTTGTTTCTTATTACTCTATTTTTAGAAAAATACTGTAAATTGATATTGATTTTTCTATCTTATAAAGAACTCAAAAACAAGTTGAAGAAGT